TGCGATTATTTCTAAGTTATTTAATTGGTCAAGAGCAATTTCTTCCATTGTCTTACCTCTTTCTTCTTCACTTAATCTAAGTTTATCAATATCTGCTGGTGTTAAATCTTTAACTTCTTTATCTTTTAATTGACCAGTTTTTTCATCTTTGATTTGAACAATTGCTTTACCATCTTTCATTTGAGCCATAGTGGCAATCATTTCTTTATCTTCTTGAGTACCAACAAAAGAAGGCATAGAAATTTCTTTCATTTTTCTATCAAAGTCAGCCGATTTAAGAGCCATTTTAGAAAATTCTTCACCAGTCATACCTAATTCTTGAGCAACCTCTCTCATCCTTCTTTTTGCTCCTGGCATAATTTCAAATTGTCCTTTGTCGTTTAATTGAACAAATTCTTTACTCATTTCAGACATTGATTTCATAAGTTCGTCAGGACCATTAAGTCCCATATCCATAAGTCTCAAAGGGTCTAACATTTCTGAGTTCGCAACACCTAATCTTTGTAGACCAGCCGCCATATCAATAGCCTTTTGTGGGTCAAGTAATTTTTCACTTGTATCGAAAACATCACCCATTTCAACACCTAATCTTGATGCTTGAGCTGCCATTTTGGTAATACCCATAACACCATTAGAGAAGTTGTACATATTTAATTTTTCTAAACTAGCTGAAACTTTTTTACTTACCTCAGAAACATTTCCACCAACAGATCTTACATAGTCCACAGTTTCTTTCATAGAGTCTGCAACATCGTATACTGACATACCAACATCTCTAAAATTTTGAGCAAGTGTTCCAGCGTCTACATTTGTGACTTTTGCTGTCGCACCTAATTCAATAATTGCATCTGCCCCAACACTAGCCGCACCACCAAGTGCATCCCCAATTGATTTGATAGTACCAGCAGGGTCATCAATCCCCATCTCAGTAAAAGATGGTAGAGCTTCAGCGTAAACAAGTTTAAATTCATCTAATCTATTTCTTGCCGTACCAAAACCATTCATTATATTGGTGCCTGCGGCATCTAAATCTTCTAAAGCTTTAAACACATTTTGGATTCCATCGTATGCAGAACTAGCAAAACCTGCAATATTATCCCCAATCTTAAACACAGAACCTTCCATAGTACTTGTTATAGTTGATGATGCCTGACTTTGTGCGTCTTGAAGTTGTTGTTGGAGACTGGCGTTTTCAGCGCTTAAAAAATCCAATAAATCTTGACCAGTATGTTGTGAACTATCAATAGTAACATTACTGGTTTTTTTAATATCTTTTTTTTTAATTTTGTTACCCATAGATTTTTTTTACTATTAATAAATAGTTTTTGGACTAATTTTTTGGTTGAGATTCGATAATCTTTTCTACAAGATACTTTCTTGCGTAAGATGGTATTTTTAAAAATTCGGAGTATTGCATTCTAAGTATCTTAGATAATACATAGAACTCGTCTAACATATATTTGGAATAATCAGAAGAAAGGCCGAAAAAATTCCACCCCAAAAGTAATATCAGCTACTACTTTTTCTCCAGACGGGGCTATTACTTCTTTTTTAAGGTCTAATCTTGGTTCATTATCTTTTAAAAATGTTCTAATAAACTTTGAGTCAGCAATTGGCATGTTCTCAACAAATGTTGCAATTTTCCCTTTGTCTGAGTCTCCATTTAATTCAACAACATTTTTAGCCAATCTCCAAGTAACAATTGGTGCAATTCGTCCATCTGGATATGAATCAATCATTTTGTCAACTTCTAATTGTTCAACTAATGATAAAAGTTTAAGTTTCACTGTTGCCCTTGATTTTGGAAGTGTAACTGTGAAAGTGCCATCTTCACTTGGTTTGGCATCAGTCTTTTTAATATTAACCTCATCCAATAGAATATTTGCTGTAAAAGATTTATCAGATTTTGGGTCAATTAAATTTAAAACATATTCTGGACCAAAGGCAGTATTTCTTAAAAATATTAAAATTGCTTCAATATCACCTTCCAATAATTCTTCTGGTCTAATTTCTTTTTCATATATTTTGGTTCTTAATAATGGAAGAATTAAAGACTCTCTAAGAGATTTTCTTAAATTTGCATTTAAAATCAAATTTTCATCAGCAGCCGTTAAATAACCAACTTTAACAGATTTCTTTTTTGATTTGTAGAAAATTCCACCTGAAGGTAATTGAACCAAATCGTGTGGTAAATTAAATTCTTGTTGTCCTACTTGATATTCATTAAGTTCCATAATTTCTTTTTATTATAAAAATATATGAAATCTTATTTTTTTAAAGAGTTTAGAATATAAAACAAAAAATCCAAATACTCATTTATTTCTAAACAAATATTTGGATTACTTTTATTATGAAAAAAATTAGTATACTAAGATACAACGATCCATACGGATGTTTGAAGAGATTCCAACAATCTTGTCACTTGAATAGTCCAAAGAACCTCCATCGTAACCAGTTAAGAAAGCACCTTCCAAAATCCACTTCTCAACAACAACTCCGGTTGGGTCAAGCATCTCAAGGTCAACATTCTTTTTATATCCTGCTGCATACCCCATACGACCAGTTACAGACTCCGCACATAAACGAATCCACTCCATAACGGCTTGTGATGCTGAAGGACCAATTGGGTCTCTAAATTTAACAGAAATTTCTTCCCAGTTAAACCTACCAGCAACATAAGTTGAGGTATTTAAAAATGGTATTTCAGTTGTTGCAATTTTTAATTTTGGTCTTGAGGTACTTTCAACATACCACTCATTGATACCCAAAGAAGATGGAAATCTTAAAATCCATCGGTTCTCCCTTTTCGGTTCGTAAGGTATTGGCATTTTCATTAACAAATCAGCCATAATTTCTATTTTTTTGTTTTATGTTTATTTTTATTGATAAATATATCGTTATTAAAAATTTTTCTATTTACTTTGATTTAATTTTGAGTAAAATCCTATTAATAATACTTTCATACATTAACTCATTACTTTCTTCTTCTTCTTTTTCAGTTTCTATTTTAATTTGTTTATATCCTCCTTCTGAAGTATCATAAACTCTAAATTTAATTTTTGGATACATTTTAGTTAATTCATCTTGAATAAATTCTACCATTGCTTTTACATTTCTTGGGTCGTCATCTGAAAATCCTAATGAAGCACTAACATATTTTCCACTTCTAATTAAATCATCATATTTCTCAACAAAATCTAAAAGTGCCACTTTTTTTGCATGTTCAGGATTTGCTGCCCCACCACTTGTCTCTAAACCAAATTTTTCACCAAACTCCTCAGATGATACTGGATAATAATCACCCTTTTCATCAAGATATAAATCAATTATTTGTTCGTCACTAAGTCTATTAAGTTTTCCTAAAAAATCTTTACTGAACAATTCTTCGTGTTCAAACATAGAAATAATATTATCAACCATTTTTTCTTTTTCTTCTGGTTCTAAAACTAAATCAACAAACATTCTTACCCCTTTTCTTATTACTTTTGGGTCGTGTCCTCTGGCGGTAATTATTGAAAATGGATTAGCGTAAATTAAATTTTCTTTAAATTTCTGGAAACTTGGTGCTGTTTTATCTTTTGATATTGCTTTTTTTGTATCTTTTAAAAAAGTATCTGGTCTTCTAAAATCTCTGAAAGCATCATTATCAAAACCAACAATAATATTTTTTTTATATTTAAATGGTTTTACACCAACATTCGACCTATAATGAGCAAAATCTTCAGTTGACATTCCAACCTTTTCTCCCTTATTGTTTTTAAGATAAATTTTTGTTGGCATTTCCAAAATGTTGTCATCCCAATCAAAACCATAAAGTCGTAATTTTTTTTCTGAAACAACTTCATTGATAATTCTTCTGACTAATTTTCTGTAATTCATATTAATAAATATATCATAAAATAAAAATGGGGACTTTTAATCCCCATTTTATAATTATTATTTTATTTATCACACATCTTCGAAAGACGCACCAGTTGGTGTGATGTAGAATGTGATGTCAATAAACTCTAATGAACGAGTAGGTTTGATGTAGATTTTACCAACTAATTGGTTTTTATCCAAATCTTCAGTGTCGCTTGAAACTGTAACTCTAAAGTCATATAAACCTCTATCTCTTCTAATTGAGTCTAAGATTGGGTTAACTGCGTTCAAGAAGTCTTGTCTTACTTGTTCGTCGTTTTGATCGAATAACAATCTTACAGAAACAGCAGAAATTAACTTACGAGCTTGTAATAACAATCTTCTTACATTAATTCTGTCAAGAGCAGACTCTCTTACTTGTAGAGTTTTATTACCCCAGATTACAGTACCAACATCAGCAAATGTTGCAATTGGGTTAATTCTACCTACATAAAGAACATCTCTATCTTCTTGAGTCAACTTCTTACGAGCTTTAACTGAGTTTACAATACCACGAGTATAACCAGCAGCCGCAAACCAAGGGAAAGCAATATTATCAGTTAATGCCAAGTTTCTTGTAACCTCAGCTGTTGCTGGAATATAAATTTGTGTGTTATTTACAGTATCTCTTGTCAATACCCAAGGATAGTAAGTTGCAGTATAGTTAGAATCAATTCCACTTTCTTCCAAAATATTTACAGCTTCTTGT